GCGCAACAAGCGAGGAGTCATCAAGACGACTCATTCATAGTGTTATCCCATTCGTCATCAGAATCGAGTTCATCATTACGTAGATTAATAACATTCCAGCGGTCAGCACTCAACTTATCCATTTCAGCAGGGGGAAAATTAGCAAAACAAATAACGTGTGGAGAATTAAACACTTTAGAACCAGTTTCATATTTCGTATTACAAACCATACCATTTTTAGTGCTTTCTAAAGCAGAGTAAGAAACATTACCAGCATTAGCACGCGGAATATCAAACATAACACAATTACATTTATCCATATCTTGATTAAAAACAAGATTCATAATATCAGCAACTTTTCCTCCTGAACAAAAAAGCACATTATGCTTTACAATACAATATTTAATAAATTGAGACTTTCCAATATTTCCTTTAGGTTCCCAATACCAATGAATAGTTCTATCATCAGGTTCAGATAAAATTAACTTTTCTATATCTTTTTGCCAGTCATATAGATTAGTAATGATTTTTACAGGTTTAGGACAACCAAGAGAAAAAACAACATTTCCCTCTTTACTGCAATATGTAATATTATCTTGTAAATTACCTTTGGATTTTTCCCAATGTATCTTTTTATTAGTAAAAACAGATAGTGGTCTAGATTTAGTCTTAAATTCAATATAACCTTGTAAATGAGGAGTGCCTTGCTCACCTACTTCTGAACCAATAATACAAACCTTACAATTTTTGGAACTAATGGAACTAATAGACTTTAAATCATCATCATTCCAATTATTTAAAGTAAAACACCATCTAATGGAAGGAGCAATTTGCTTAGAGGTTGGGGAAATAGTATTACCCCCAACCGGAACTAATGGAACTAAATCAGACATTTATAACATACCATAATAAATAGTCTTTAAATTAAAATAAATAATTGCGTTAAAAAAGGACTTAAAGAAATAATATATCACTATATATAAAAGAATGGCCTATGGCAGATATTTTAGAAAACAACGAATGGTCGCCGTCAAACCAGCAACAAAGAAGTCCAACACGCCACGCCGTAAAATCTATAGTAAAAAACCTCAAGTTTCTTTTGCGCAGAAAGTTAATCAGATTATTAGCAAGAATGTTGAGAACAAAATGACATTATCTTATAATGTATCAGATTATGTATGTTCTACAACTGCTACTGGAGTATTCAATTGGTATATTCAAAAAGATTGGAATACTAAATTATTTACATTATCACAAGGGTCTACAGTTCAAAGTCGCATAGGTAATCAAATCAAATTAAAAAGATGGATTATTCGTGGACAAATTGCACCTTATTCTACTACTTTAAATAATGATGGAACTGCATATTTACCAAGTTCAGTATGTGGTCATATAGATATATATTTTGGGCGTTCATTAGATAATAATGAGATGACAAGTGCTTTAACAGCATTATACGAAAACGGAAGTTCAAGTTCAGACCCAAATGGAACACAAGCGCAAATCTTTAGAACAATTAATAAAGACCAGTATAAAATATACTACCATAAGCGATTTAAAATGTCTCCTGCTAATTTATCAAATTCTACAAACTTAAGTGGAGCATTAACTAATAATGATTTCTCACTTACTCGCACTTTTGGATTCGATGTTTGTAAATATATATGTAAAAATTCTATTATTAAATATAATGACGCAGATAATGACCCTAATAATTTTATGATTAGACAACTAGCATTATTTGCTACTTGGACACCAGCAGTCGGCGACTTAGAAAAAGGTGCATCATATGCTAACAACCATACATTTTATAAAATCAATCTTCAAGCATATGCAGAATATGAAGATGCCTAAATATTCTAACTTAATATTTATGATAATAAACCATAAATATTAATTATACAAAACCCACGCAATGCAAGCGACAACGCCCTGTGTGTATCGGTGAAGACCGATACGGTGTTGAGGAGTGCGCAACAAGCGAGGAGTCATCAAGACGACTCATTCATAGTGTTATCCCATTCGTCATCAGAATCGAGTTCATCATTACGTAGATTAATAACATTCCAGCGGTCAGCACTCAACTTATCCA